ATCAGATGGATAAAGAACTCAGAGATCAGATAGAAATGGCAGCCAAAGAGATTCGTGAAGTAGGAGATAAGGCAATTTTTGGTATGCCTAGTTATAACGACGATCCTTACCGAAAAATCGCTTTGTGGCATCTTCAGCGGACAATTGAGGCAAAGTTAAGTGCCTTTGAAGCAGTAAAAAACTCCATGAAATTCCCAGAATATCTATACGTAGAAAAAGCCATTAAGGATATTACCGATCAACTCCAACAACTAAAGGACAGGTGAGATGAGCAAAGAAAGTAAGTTAGCAAAAGAAATGGAAAAAGATTTGAAGGGTTCTATCTCAAGTAATCCGCATTGGAATGGTATAGCGGCTATTTCTAGACGATTGATTTCTTATGGATGGAAGAAAGATACACGCCAACAACCGCAATCGACCGAGGAGAGGTGAAGAGATGAAAGAGATATTGACTTTTTTAATTATCGGACTCTTGTTGATGCTAGCCATATTTACAGCTTACGCTATCTATGTTTCAAAAGCGCCAATAAAAGAGGTGGTTTGTTATATGGGTGATCGAGTTGAGACAGAAACTGGATACGAGTACCCGAATTTTGAATGCACGTGGCGCAGGGGAACCAAACTCATTTTAAAGGGTGGAAAACCTACAAACCAAAGAGAGGATAATTAAAATGATTGAGAAATCAGAATTAAAAAAGCTTCACATTGTGCCGGTCAACAAACATGTCGTCGTCGTAGCTCAAGAGATCGTCACCGGCGGCGGCATCATATTGCCTGAAAGGGCAAATAAATTGGAAGCCAACACTTGCATGTTGGAAGTTCTTCTTGTCGCTGAAGATTGCGAACAGGTCAAGGCCGGCGATTATGTTCAGATCCGATCGAACGCTTTCGCCGACGGGTTTGATTTTCTCGAGGATAAATATATCATGTTCAAAGAAGAAGAAGTCGGGGTCGTCTACCGAAGAAAGGATAAATAAAATGGCAAAAGTTAATGACGGTGGCCCGGCGTTCCCAAAGCTCCAAGAATTCGACGGAAACAATAATCCAATGCCCGACGGTATGTCTTTGCGTGACGTCTTTGCCGTTCATGCTCCGTCGGAGCCGCAAGCTTGGTTTACTCCAACAATGAAAGAAGATCGTCCAGTCCCGGTAAAATTGAACGGCGTTATCGTTGACTCCGATGACCCGGTTTTCGATGCAAAGTGTGCAAATATCAAAGAAGTCCGGGAGTTCGATAAAGAATACGCAAAGCAAACATCAATCCAATGGCCCTACGCTTGGGCCGACGCGCAGATCGCGGAAAGAGAGCGGATCAATGATGACAAACAAGGTAGTGATTCCGTCGGCGGCGGAGATATTTAAACGGCGCAGAATACCCGTCCCGCTTAATTTAAAACAAGAACATGAAAACTATCAAAAAATAATTGACGACATAATTCTCGATTACGTCGTCGACGCCAAATACATTGGCGGCGATCACTTCATAGTCGTACAGCTCAAAAAAGATAAATTGAAAATTGAAACGAAACATATTAAGGAGATGTATCATGCGCGGCAGAAAAGCAAAAGCCCTTCGAAGATTCATTGATCGCGGTCAGAAAATCGCCGAAGCAAAGTACGGCCGGCGTACTGATAACGGTCAAATTATCCGCACCGACGATAAACATCAGGAATTAAAAACAATGAAAAAAATCTTGTCGAAGTCTGGAAGTTCAACAACATCAAAAGTGTAATATTGTATTGACATCAATCAAATTGTTCTTTAATATTTAACTTGTCCTTTAGGAGAGGGCAAACAAATGACGCGCGCTTCCCACAAAATAAAATCAAATCATCGGGCCGACTCAATTTTACAGGGTCGGCCCTTTCTTTCGTCCCCGGGATCTCCTATATCCACAAGTCGGCCGCTAGCGCATCGCGGTCGTGCCCGGGGGCGTTTTCTTTTAAATGCGAAAAGCCCCGACGGAATAAGACTAACGGCAACTAGGAGCCGGGAGAATAAGGCCGTAGGAGCAGGGGCCGAGAATTTGTCAGGGATCACTTCCTTGGTGGAAACGGCTCTTTAATAGATTCTAAATATGAAATCACCACAAAAAGAAAACGGATTCACTCCGATCGCAAATGAGCTTCTCGATGCGCTTTCCCGCGTTGATTTCTCACCTAACGAAATCAAAGTCCTTTTTTCAATCATACGTAAAACTTACGGGTGGGGCAAGAAAGAAGATCAGATCAGCTTCTCCCAATTTTGCCAGTCTACCGGGCTCCCAAGACGTTCGATAATACGTAGTTTAGGGGCCCTCAAAACCCGTAATATAATCACCGTTTCGGATGCCAAAAACAGCAAGATAAACACCTATAAAATTCAGAAAAATTATGCCCTCTGGTTAGCCCCAAACGGGGTCGCTTATGATGAGGGGGGGGTGTCAGCGGCGACACTAGCAGGGGGTGTCGCAGACGACACTAGGGGGGGTGTCAGCGGCGTCACTGGGGGGGTGTCAGCCGTGGCGGACTTAGGGGTGTCAGCGGCGTCACCCACAATATACAATAAAGAAAACTTACAAAAGAAAGGGATTTTTGAGAGTTTTTCAGAGGATGATTTAAAAAGCGACATTCGAAACCGTAAGAAGATTGGTCAATCAGCTCAATACATAAAAGAGCACTTTCTATCGCTTGGAATTGCTGAAGCGATTTTAGATAAAATGATGTATAAAAACTTTTGAGCAGATGCTCAATAATGAAACACCAAAAAGGAGAATAAAAATGTCATTAATTTTGCCAGTCCAAACAGTCATCGAAAACTTAATTAATAATCTTTATAATGATGCAAAAATTGTCTTGACCGGGACAACACGACTTTCAGATGATCTTGAGCTCGATTCCCTTGACCGCGTTGAACTCACAATGATGATCGAGGAACATTTTAAAATCGAATTTATGGACTATGAATCTGATAAGTGGCAAACCATTGAAGATATTGCCCTTGCAACAGAAAAGAAAATTGATGCCGGGAAATTCCATTAAGGTTAAAAACTAGGACTATTTTTATTATTAATAATTATATGGACACAGAGACAAGTAAATTCTTAACTCAACTTCAGATCCGACGATTCGTAGATCATCACGCGGCATTTTGCGAAATATCAATGGTCTACGTGAAAATAGATTTCAATCGTTTTGCTTTTTTTAATGTCGTGATGTGTCCGAAGTGCCGCGAAATCAACATGATAATCATAAAAATTGAGGAGTTTTAAAATGATAACAAAATCTTTTTTTATACCGATCACGCCGGTAGCTAAGGGGCGTCCGCGATTTTCTCGACGGGGGAAGTTTGTTTGCACGTACACGCCTAGGAAAACGGTAGACTATGAAAGCCTTTTGCGAATGTATTTATTGCCTTATCGCCCGGGGAATTTGCCGATGGGCCCGTGCCGCGCGGAATTTATTTTCTGGATGCCGCGCCCGGGTAATGCTAAAAATTTAAAGTGGCATATTCGAAAACCCGACGGTGACAACCTTGTCAAAGCGTTAATGGACACCATGAACAAATCATTTTTCAATGATGATTCACAGCTCTGCGACTATCGAATTCAAAAGCGATACGGCGATTCTTCGAATTTGATCGGGATTCAGGTCAACATAAAAATGATGGAATCAGAAAAGGACTTAGACTTCGATGTTCAATAATAACAAAAAATGCCAATGCGGAAAGAGAATCATGTTTGTATTAAATGCCTATGGACTCCAAACCGCCGTCGACTATTCCCCCGAAATCGAGCATGAAAATTTATTCAATCCCGCAAAAATGTCCCCGCATTATCAAACTTGTCCTTTCACGAAATTCCGATGGTCAACAAATATAAAATAAAATTTTCTTGACACAATATAAAATTTCGTGCTAATTCTGAAATTGTCAAATAGCGATTAATTGGTTTTCTCCTTGGGCCGGTAGTCTCCGCAGACCGCCGGCCCTACCTAACGAGCAAGGGAGTTTTTAAATGGCTTTAAATGAAAAGCCCGAAGATGCAAAGCGTGACAAGTATGGCCGATTGTTGCCCGGTTATACACCTAACCCGACAGGGGCGGGGTGCGGACACCCAAAGGGAAAAAGAATCTCGACGGCGATCAGGGAATTACTAAAGCAAAAAATGTGCTTTAGGGATTTGACAAGCGGTGAAGTTCGCGAGATGGAAGTCGCCGACATCCTCGCTATGAAACAAATTTATCGGGCCTTTAAAGGCGATCAGAAAGCAAACAAAATGATCGTCGAGTATTCCGAAGGCAAACCTAAACAACAAGTTGACCTGAAGGGATCACTCGAGCATAACGTCTTTCTTAAAAAGGTCATCAAGAAGGCGCAAACAACTTGAGCGAATCCGTCGACGATATTGAGATCAGCGAAGAAAAGCTTCTCGAGGCATATAAAAAAGCATTCGGAAATCTCGTCAATTATCGCGCAATATTATTAAACACCGGCGACGGTGAAGTCGAGCCTGCTACATTTCATAAAACTTGGTCGGACAGTCTTTTGTTTGGTGATGGTCACGAAGGTATCGAAGCTTTCCGTGAATCTGCAAAAACGCAATATATTTTAAGATCATTCCCACTTCACTCTCTCACGTTCCCTTCTAAGAAATTCGATTATATCGTCATCATCAAAAACAATGCGACGCTTGCAAAAAATAAGCTCAAAGAAATTACTGACGAATATCTAACGAACCCGGCTATCAGCGCGACGCTTATTAAAATCAACGTCCAATCGGGTGACGTGTTCGATGTTGATGTCGAGGACTCCGAGGGGAACATCGTCAACGTACGCATCGAAGCTTACGGCAAGGGTGCATCCATTCGCGGGATTGCGTTTCAGGATCGCCGGCCTAAGATCATCATCATCGACGATCCCCAAGACACCGAGGACGCTAAGTCGGAAACAGTTTTAGAATCAGATTGGAATTGGTTCTTGTCCGATGTCATGTTCTTGGGTCAGAACTCTCGCATCTTTTTAATCGGGAACAATCTCGGCGAGAAGTGTATCGTCGAGCGTGTATTTGCAAACAAGGCCGAGCTTAACTTTAACACTTCACGCATCCCGATCGAAAGCGATGAACACATCCCGACTTGGCCGTCGAAGTTCTCAAGCGAATTTATTGCCAAAGAAAAACAATCATATTTGAATTTAGGCAAGCTCGATATTTGGCTCCGCGAAAGAATGTGTAGGTCAGTGTCCGAAGAAACGCAGATCTTTAAGTCCGAATATTTCCCGCGTTATACTCCCGCTTTAGCTCGGAAGCTCGCATCAGAAGGCAATGTCACAGCCACCTTAGACCCGGCGTCATCAAAGGAAAAAACGGCTTGCTTCCGCGCGATTTGTGTCAAGGTCGAAATGCCCGACGGCCATTGGTATATTCTTGAAATGCCATATGGCCGTTGGGATTCCGCCGAGCTGATCGACAAGATATTCGAAGCGGTTATTCTTTGGGGCATTCGTGACTTTGGAATTGAAAAGGGGATGCTCTATCAAACAATCGAGCCGTTCATCGTCAAAGAAATGACTCGCCGTAATGTCAGATTTAATCTCATCCCCCTCGAGCACGGGAAAGAAGGTTCAAAGCTTGAACGCATTAAGATGCTTCAGCCGCGAGCCAAGATAAAATCGATTTGGCTTCCCGATCATGCCTATTGGCTTGCTGAATTATTGCTTGAGCTCGCCGGTGTGACGAAGGACGCGATCAAGTCCGCTTTTATTGATCTTGTTGACTCGCTTGCGATGCACGAACAAATGAGCCAAGTCCCGCTTTCAAATGTCCCGATGAACCGCAAAAAAGAAGCAGAGCTCCCACGCAAGGCGGTGATGCGATGATTAAATATCAACGCGAGCGCGCGCATCAGGTTTATACCGAATTAGTCCCGCTATTTAAAATGCACTGGGAAGAAGTTGCGCTTTTTAAAGACTTCCCTCTCGAGCCAAATTTCGATCAGTATATCGCGCTCGAAGAAATGGACATGCTCCGGGTTTACACAATACGCAAAGAATTGCCTATCCCGTCACAGCTTGGTAAATATGCTTATACTGCCGTCGGATATTGCGTCTTTTTTATCAATCATCACATGCACTACCAAACCATGAAAGTTGCGTCGCAAGACGTTTTATTTATTCACCCGAAAATGCGCGGGATCGGGAAAGAATTTCTTTTGTGGTGCGAAGAACAGCTCAAGGCCGACGGGGTAAATATTGTTACGCAACACATCAAGGTCGCGCACGATGTAAGCAAGATACTCGAAGAAATCGGTTATACTTTTATGGACAAAATTCACGCAAAAAGGATCGGTTAATTATGGCATTCACCGCGACAGCTATCGCAGTTGCAGGGGCGGCAACAGCAGGCGCAACAGTTTACGCCGCAAACCGTCAGGAAAAGGCCGCCGAGAAGGCCGCTAACGCGCAGAGGGATGTCGGGATCGCGCAGATCGAAGCTCCACTCAAAGCCGAGCAGGCCGCCGCTGAAAGCGCAAAGGCCAAGCTCAAGCTCTTACAGGCAAAAAAGACATCGACGATTTTGAACGTCGGCGACAATGCGGATCAAAACAATCTCAATAAAAAAACTATTTTAGGCGTGGGGAATTAAAATGGATAAAGCAGAAGAAATTCTGATCGGATTCGAACACGCAAAGGGCGACCGCCAATCGTGGGAAGGTTCATGGGAAGATATTTTACTTAACTGTAATCCTCGCAAGCGCGGCATTCAGGAAAAGCAATCGGCGGGGACAAAGTTCCCGTCAAATATCTATGACTCGACCGCAACGCGCGCAAATCGCATCATGGCCGCCGGGCTTTCCGGGTACATGACAAACGCAAGTCAAAGATGGTTTGAGCTTCAGACCAGAGACAGCGATTTGATGGATTCGATTAACGTCCGTCGATATTTCTATCACGTCCAGAATCTTATTTTTTCAGCGTTAGCAAACAGCAACTTTTATCAGCAAATGGATGAGCTTTATCTTGACCTCGGGACGGTCGGAACCGGCGCGCTTCAGTCCGAGGAAGATCCCAAGAATGACGTTAGATTCTATGCCCGTCACATCCGCGAGATTTATGCGATTGAGAATGAGCGCGAAGAAGTTGACGTCATCTATCGCAAGTTTGAATTCACCGCTTATCAGGCAATGAGATTTTTCGGTCGTGAAAATCTTGGTGACGCCGTTAAAGCCGCGATCGACCAGAAGAAATACACCACGCCTTTTAACTTCTTGCAGTACATTGCCCCGCGTCATGAGCGCGACGTTGAGCTCGAAGATGCAATGAACATGCCTTTTCAATCATGTTGGCTAAGTCTCGACGACAAGAAGATTTTAAAAGAGGGCGGCTTCCAAGAATTCCCGATCAATGTGTGTCGATTCTATAAAAACTCCACTGAAACCTACGGATATTCGCCGGCGTTCGAATGCTTCCCGGATATTTTGATGATGAATCAGGTCAAGCGCGTCGGCATCGAAGGCATGGAGCTTGCGATCTATCCGCCGTACTTGGTGCACAACGACGGGATGCTTTCAACGCTCGATCTTCGCGCCGGTGCAATCAACTATCAAAGACAGTCATTGACCCAAGGCCGCGCCGTCGAGCAAATGGCAATCCGCAACGACTTCAACGCCTATAAAGAAATGTCGGCCGAGACGAGACAGAACATCGAATCGGCTTTCTTTGTCGATCTGTTTTTAATGATCTCACGTAGCGAGGGAATGACAGCGACCGAAGTCATGCAACGCGCCCAAGAAAAAATGTTGATGCTTGGGCCGGCCCTCGGCCGCCTTCAGTCGGAGCTTTTGAATCCGATCATTCAACGGGTTTATTCGATCTTAGCCCGCCGTGGTAAATTGCCGCCTTTGCCTGAAGAATTAAAGGACAAGGAATATGATGTCGTCTATGTTTCGCCGCTTGCCAAGGCACAGCGCGCGCTTCAGGCCAATGATATTCAATCATTCCTTGCAATCATTTTCGAAATGGCGAAGGTCGCCCCGGATGTCATGGATATTGTAAACATCGATGACGCCGTTGAAGAAATTGCCAAGGCGAAGAACGTCAACGCGATCGTGATGAATGATCCCAAGAAAGTCGCGCAAATTCGTCAACAGAAACAGCAGGCATTAGCTCAGAAAAATAGAATTGAAATGTTCTTAGCCGCTTCCCAAGCCGCGAATCAGACGGCGGGAGCATCGGAAGGATTTGCAAATGCAAGAGCTACCCAAAACCTTAACTAAGCAAGAGCAACAGGAATTTTTTGCCGCCTTGCAAATTGACTATCGAAACGTTTTTGAGTCACCGGCCGGTCGGCGCGTCTTGGAAGATTTGAAGATCATGTGTTTCGGTTACAATACGCCTTTTCACTCCGATCCGTATGTTCACGCCTGCAACGCCGGGATGAATGAAGTTTTCCGTCACATCGAAGCGATGTCGCGGCCACAACCAAAACAAGAAACAAAGCCACCAGAAAGGGCAATCACGTCATGACAATGGATAATCTCAAACCCGCAACAGCGGACAATTTGGCGACCCGGTTAAAAAAGCTTTTCAAGAATGCTTCCGGCAAGTTCCCGTTCAATAACAAAGGATTTATTAAGCTTTATCGCTCGCCCGACGGTGATGGCGGAGCAGGCGGCAAAGGCGAAGGGGAAGGCGCAGAAGGTGGCGAGGGTGAAGGCGCAGGCGCGGGAGCAGGCGGCGACAAAGGTCAAAAGCCTTGGTACGATTCGCTCGATACCGATTTAAAAACGAATCCGACAATCACGAAATTCAAGAGCCCCGCAGAATTGGGAAAAAGTTACGTCGAACTACAAAAGGCTTTCGGCAAAGATAAAGTTGTCGTCCCGACGGATAAGAGCACTCCTGAAGAATGGGCCGCATTTTATAACAAGACCGGCCGCCCGGAAAAAGCTGAACAGTATGAAACGCCAAGCATCGAAGGGCTCCCCGAGGAATTGCAAGTCTCGGCCGATGAGCTCAAGATCATGAAGGATAAAGCTCATGAGCTCGGCATCAACAAAAAGCAATTCGCCGAATGGTATGCCTTCCAACAAGAAATGAAGATGAACAAATTCACCCAATCCGCAGGCAACGAGACGAAAGCCGTCAAGGCTACCGAAACGGCATTGCGTAAAGAATTGGGCGCGGCGTATGAATCAAAGATTGACCACGTGAACAAACTTTTGACGCAACACTTCAAAGACCCGGCCGCGATCAAGTTAATCAATCAGCATCTTGGTCGGAATCTTGGATTCATCAAAGGGATGTTGTCTTTGACCGGCGGCATGAAAGAAGATGGCTTAAACGGAAAAGGAAATTTCGCCGCGCTATCACCAGAACAGGCCAAGCTCGAATACGAAAAAGTCACAGCGTCAAAAGAATATAACGACGACGCCGCGCCGGGACATCAGGGAGCCGTCGATCGCGCTACTGATCTTCTCGTCATGATGGAAGCAGGCAAGCAATGAGCGAAATCGTGAGCGAAAAACAAAATTCCGAAATAGAGCTTGCAAAAATAAAATGTTCTTTATACAATTCGGTCATATCGAACGGATCAGCAGTTCAAAAGCAGGACGCCCTTAAAACGGCACAAGAAGCTTATTCGTGGTGCACGAATCACATCGGACAATCTGAAGCAAAGGTCGCCATCCCGGCGACCAAAGCTTCGGCCCCGGCGGTGAATTCGTCAAAGAAGTAAAGAATCACGGGAAAACGGCAACGCCCGCCCCACAATTTTGTTTTACCCGCCCGAGAGGATAACGGGGATAGAGTTAGGTTTTAACTTTAGTCTCTAAAATCTTCTAAAAGGGGTAATTCAAAATGTCGACTCCAGACACAATCTATGCAAAGCAGTACGGCAACAACGTCTTTTTAAAAGCACAGCAAGAAGGCTCCCGTCAAAGAAATACCGTCATGGTGAAAACCGGCGTCAAAGCTGAAGAAACCTACATGGATCAGCTCGACGCTTTTGATGCTTTAGCCAAGGGCGGACGCCTTTCTCAAACCGACCCGACAGCAATCTCTGTCACCCGTCGCAGAATCGCGCTTGAAGATTATTACATCGCCAAGGGCTTAGATAAATCCGACAACATCCGCACACTTGCCGACCCGACTTCTCCGACGGCCAAGAATGCGTCAAATGGTATGGGTCGCAAAATTGACGACCTTATCATCGCGGCCGCAACAGGCACGGCATACACCGGCAAAACCGGGACGACCGCCGTTACGTTCCCCGCAGGCAACATCATCGCCGCCGGCGGTGTTGGGATGACTTTGTTGAAATGGCTTCAAGGTCTTGAAATCTTAAACGGAAACGATGTCGATCCTTCCGATGAGAAGTTCTTGATTATCTCCTCGAAGCAGTTGACCAATCTTTTAAACACGACTGAAATCAAGTCGGCCGACTACAATTCGGTTAAAGCCTTGGTTCAGGGTGAGATCAATACCTTCTTAGGATGCAAAGTTATTCGAAGCGAACGCTTGGGCTTAAATGATTCTAGCGCGCGCAAGGTTCTTTTGTATTGCAAGAGCGGTATCGGTTTAGCGATTGGCGAAGATGTCACAAGCCGTATCGACGAATTACCGACGAATCACTACGCGAAGCAGATTTACTTCTCGATGAGCATGGGCGCAAGCCGTCTCGAAGAAGAAAAAGTCGTCGAAATCGATTGCGTCGAATCGTAATCATCGGCTTAGAAATTATTTTTTAAATAATTCCAAAAAGGAGCATTTCACATGGCAACAGTTAAAGGCGTCAACAGAACAAAGCAAGATAATCCGGGCGGGGCTAATGTCATCGCTCAAGGTTACAACAAAGCAAAGCTCGGCGTCATTTATGACGAATATGAAGCGGCGGCATTAGCGGCCGCGAGCATTATTCAGCTCGGTGATAAAATCCCGCAAGGTGCGACGGTTGTTGACATCTTGATCGCCACGGATGACTTGGCCGGCTCAACTGCCACACTCGACATCGGCGACAGCCATGACGTTGATCGTTACGCAACCGCGCTCGACGTTAGCACGGCCGCCGGTGGGAATCGTTATTCTTTAATGAATGACGGTAACATCGACGGGATCGGTTACAAAATCGGGACGAACACAGGCGACGATCAGCTTCAGGCAATCGTCAACACTAACGCGATCACCGGGACGATCAAGGTATGGGTCGTTTACGCCGTCTAATCAAACAGCAGAAAAAAGGAGCAAGGGAATGTTCAAGTTAAACAAGAATGCAATCATCGCAATTATGATGTTCGCCGTTCTTGCCTTGTCAAATGTCGCTTCTGCTTCAGTTGGAATCAGATTAGATGACGTTTATCAGGGCGAAGCGACCGAGATCAATCTTGATACCGGGGGAAGCATCACGACTAACGACGGAAGCAAGTTTCAGCTTCCTATCGTAAGCGCGGGATTAATCCCAACGGGCCAAGGTTTGAGCGGTAGCACGTCAATGGCCGATACTGACACAGCCGTGCCCGTCACGTATGCGTTGGTAAGAAAAGCAATTAGCTCAACGGTCAGCCTTGCCGGGACATTAGCAAACGGCGTCCCCGGTCAGGTATTGAAAATCGAAATTACGGCTCGGGCATCTTCCGGGACGTATATTCTTAGGCCGACAACGGCAACCGGCTTTACCACCGTAACCTTTGATGGTGTCGGTGATTATCTGACTTTACTTTATGTCAGCGATACAGTCGGTTGGATCGCTATTGGTTCGAATAGCGTCACGTTCAGCGGATAAACGAAACGCGGGGGCCGAGGGCGCAAAATCCTCGGCCCCGAAAACATATGATTAAAACACTCACCATTCTCGCCACGACATTAATCGTGGCTTTAGCTTTAATCCCGCCGATTCAGTTTTTTATTTATTTCCCGGATCAAAATTTATGGCCTTGGGCGATGACATTGATCGCATTTGCAGGCTTCTTGCTTTTCTTCATCAAGACGTCTTTTGCCGTTAAGGCCGTTAGCTTCCTTTCTTTTGTGAATTGCTTTGCGGTCGGCGGCGGCCTGCTTGCATTCCAGAATCACGCATTGATTGTGTTCGCATGTTATTTTTTTATCCTATACACGAAAATAGACTTTAAGATCACCGGCAAGGCGATTGCGGCGATCATATTGCTTAACCTTTTTCTTTTGATCGTCCAACATTTCAATGCCGATTCGATGCTTAACTTTGGGATCGATAGATCCCGCGTTCACGGTGTGGTCGGTCAGTCGATGCAAATGGGAAGCTTCAGCGTCATTTTATCTGCGGCGGCTTTGCCTTTTGCGTGGTGGATGATCTTCTTTCCAATAGTCACCGGCTTGATGATTGGTTCTTCATGGGCGATATTTTCTGCGGCCGTGGGGATATTTGTATTTTTTATGTGCATGGGATTGCGTATACTCGCCGTATTATTTGCCGGCGCGGTCATTGTTTTATTTCTTTCCGTTTGCATCAGCCAAAACAAGATCGGATCTAATTTGGGCATTGGCGGACGTGCCAAAGCATGGAAAGAAACTGCAAAGCTCACACTTGAGCATCCCGTAAAAGGGTGGGGCGGCGGAAAATTCAAGTATATCTTCCCGGCGTTAGGATCGAAACATCACAAGCCGTACACAACCGCACACAATTTCTTTTTACAGTTTGCCTTTGAATTTGGATGGCCTTTGACGATATTGGTCGGACTTTGCCTTGCTTGGTTATTCTGGAAGCTTATTGTGATCGGCGCATTCGATCTTGCGACCGGCCTTTCGATGATCGTCGTAAATGCTCAAGTTCACTTCCCGGATAGAATGATTCAGACTGTTTTAATAATCGTATTTTTTCTTGCAATGTGCCATAGGAGAATCGCCAATGACCGCACTTAGTGACGTCTCAATTTGTAACGTTGGCTTGACGCTATTATCAAGCTCGAGAATAACTGCCTTGACCGAGGACAGCGAAAACGCGAGAAAGTGCAATGCCGTCTATCAGATTTTACGCGACGAAATGATCGAGGGGCACGATTGGAACTTTGCAAAACTTCAGGCGACCTTGGGGCTTGTCGCTTCTACGCCTTCGACAAATTGGGATTATATCTATCAGCTCCCGACCGATTGCATCCGCGTTTATCGTATGGCAAACGACGGCGATTTTCAGGTATACGGTGACAAGCTCTACACAAACGAGACGACAGCGGTCATCGAATATTTCGCACGGATAACCGACCCGATGCAATTCTCGCCCGGATTTGCTTCTGCTCTTTCCGCGCGAATTGCCCGCGATTTAGCATATGGCATCACTCAATCAAGCACGGTCGCCGACGCAATGGCAAAGAATTACGAAGCACGGTATTCAGAAGCAAAGGCTTCAGACGCGCAGGCCGGCAAGCCACAGCCGCCGCTTAGATCATCTTTTATCTCATCAAGGGGATATTAAAAAATGGGCGCATCTTCTCGAGGAGTTGTCAATTTTTCAGCCGGGGAAGTATCTCCTAAGCTTCGCGGCCGATATGATTCCGTCCCGTACTATGCCGGCCACGAAACGCTTGAAAACGTCTTAGTCACAAATTTCGGATCTGTTTTTCGCACACCCGGGACGAAGCACGTGGCCCGGACAAAATACCAAAACAAAGACGCCCGGCTGATTGCGTTCAAATTCTCGCTTGAGCAATCTTATCAAATGGAGTTAGGCGACCTTTATTTCCGATTTTTCCGAAACAGCGCAAGCATCGTCGAGACAGCAAAGACAATCACCGGGATCACTAAAGCTAACCCTGCGGTGGTGACATCGGGTGCACATGGTTACAGCAACGGCGATTTTGTCGACATCGATGCGGTTGTTGGCATGACGCAAGTCAACAATAAAAGATTTAAGGTCGCAAACGTCGCGGCTAACACTTTCGAGCTTCAAGATGAGGACGGGAACAACATCAACAGCTCATCTTATACGACCTATTCAAGCGGCGGGACAGCCGAGCGCGTTTATCAGATTGTTTCGCCTTATCTGGAAACGAACCTTTCAAGCATTAAGTACACCCAACAAAATGACATCATGTATATTGTCGATGGTGCTCACGCCCCGCAAAAGCTTTCGAGATTAACTGCGACAACGTTCTCGATTGCCCCGGTCAATTTTGTCGGTGGCCCGTTCTTGCCTGAAAACATCACAGCGACAACGATCACGCCGTCAGCCGACACCGGGACGGGGATCACGTTGACCGCATCGGCCGCAACCTTCCAAGCCGGCCACGTTGGCGCGCTTTGGCGCGTGAAAGATGGCGTTGTTAAAATAACCGGATTTACAAGCACGACAATCGTCACCGGGGACGTTCAGGCCGAAGCAGACGGAACCGCCGGCGATCTTGGAACCGGCCCGGCCGCAACGGACGACTGGGCGGAAGGCGCATGGTCAACCGTTCGAGGATTCCCGACCGATGTCAAAATCTTCGAACAAAGTTGCTATTACATGGCGACGACATACGAAGGCTTGAAGGTTTGGGGATCTGTCCCGGAAGAATACGAAAATTTCACGCCCGGGGTAACGGCAAGCGATTCCTTGACATACCGGCTCGGCTCGGCTTCAGCCGATCGGCTTTTGTGGATGTATCCTACGACTTCGATCATTATCGGATGCGGATCGGGGCCGTTCACTTTTTCTTCAGTCGGTGATGCTCGCATTTCGCCGGTGAATACTCCGTCGGTTCGTCAGCAGAATGAAAACGGTTCAAATTCTGTCTCGCCGGTTAGAATCGGGCCGTTTGTTTATTACGTTGAGCGCAACGGGACGATTCTCGGTCAATTAACCTATTCGCTCGAGACAAACAGCTTCGATACTAAAGATATGACCCGCTTGAGCGATCACATTTTAGGCGATGGCGTAGTCGATTTGGCAATTCAAAACTATCCGAACAATATTCTTTGGGCTTTGCGTTCCGACGGTGTTTTGGCAACACTCGCGCGCGAAGTCGAGGATAATATCAGATCATGGACTCGTCAGGTATTCGCCGGCACAGCGGCGGCCGTAAAGAGCGTTTCTACAAATCCAAACGGGAAAGAAGATCAGGTTTGGTTTATCGTCAACCGCACAATTAATAGCGCGACGCGGCGATATATTGAATACATGATGCCGCACGAAATCGGTGAGCAAGAAGATTTGTTTTTCGTTCAAAGCGGGCTAACTTATGACGGCTCGCCGGTAACGACATTGACAAACTTAGATCACCTTGAAGGGCAATCGGTTCAGATATTGGCTGACGGCGCTGTTCATCCGAATCGAACAGTCACAGCCGGGGCGATAACGCTCGATTATGCCGCTTCCGTCGTGCAAGTCGGCCTTGGGTATGATTCAACGATAAAAACAATGGATTTGGAAGGTGCAAGCTTCAGCGGCACTTCACAAACCAAAGTCACGCACATCGGAAAAGTATCTTTGCGCTTTCTTGACACGCTTGGATGCAAATTTGGTGACGGGGTAACGATGGACACTATACCTTTTCGCACGTCATCGATGCCAATGAATCAGCCGCCAACAATTTTCACCGGCGACAAAGAAGTGCAATTCCCTTCGGGGCATGTAAAGAATAAACACATTGTTATCAAACAGACGCAACCGCTTCCACTTCATTTGCTCGGAATATTCCCGCGCATGATGGTTGCGGACTAAAGGAAAATCTTATGGTTAATATTCCGCTTCTTGCAAGTTCCGGGACAAAAGGGCTCAAAACGCTTGGCGATGTGACAGGGGATTTGAGTCTCGGGAAAGCGTATGACCTAAACGCCGGGCTTTTGGATATGTCAGCCGATGGCGTTATCGCGGCCGGTGATCGTCAGGCCGAGAACATCGAAGAACAGGGAGCGAAATTTGTTTCTTATCAACGAGCACTTTACGCAAAAAGCGGCGTCACAATGGAAGGCTCCCCGATGGACGTCTTGGTCGACACCGAAAGAACAATTCGCCTTGATATTTTATCGACAAAGTTAAACGCGGCGCAAAAATCAAACGACATTCGCTTCGAAGCCTTGCAATATCGTTTAGCGGCCGGCAATCAGCGCGTGAAGGCGATGCAAGACTTAAATCGCGGCATCTTGGAGATAGGAACGGACGTGGGGCTTTCGCAGTATGGCAAAAACAAAGGAACCGTTAAGGGAACCGGCAAGACACAGAGCCAAATTTTAGGATTTAATACGAGGGAATATACCTAATGAGAATACCACAAGCCACAAGACAGGTCGATATAAACGCCCCGCAGACACAGAAAATCTCGACGGGGCTTTTTCCGTCAGGAGCTCCGATTCGCGAAGTCGCCGAAGTGCTCGACACCGCAAACAAGAAATTTAAACAGCTTGAGGACTTGACTCAAGTAACCGGCGCGCACACCGAGATTATTCGTAAACTCGACACGATTCAGGCGGAAGCTCGAAAAGACTCTGACATATACAACCCAAATAAATATCAGGACACAATCGACCAAGCTATATCCGAGCACGTCAATACGATCACCGATCCAGAACTAAAGATCAAGGCGGCTTCGCAATTTCAGTCAGCAGGATATTCGGCTTGGAATAATATCAACAGCGATTTCCGCCGCCGGCAGATCGAGAACTCACAGAATAAGCTCTTTGATTGGATGGGAACCGCTCAAAATCAATATTCACAGACTTCCGACCCTGTTATGAAGCAAGACTTGCTGACTCAAGCCGACGCAATTATCGACGGTCACGTTGAGTCGGGCGTTTTAAGCGCAGAGCAGGCCCGGGCCATGAAAAAGGACAAAACGACAAATTGGGCGAAGGCTGAAGTCATGTTTGACGCTCAAACCAACCCGGATTTTGCATTAAAAAAGATCAATGAAGGGCAATATCCCGCTATTGACAACGTAGTCGAAAAAGACAATCTGATTCAGACGATTACGAACATGAAAGAGCGGCGCATCAAAGAATCGCAAGAATCGCTGAAACTTAGCCGCATCGAAAATGAGTCGAATGTCGTAAAAGGATTGGCAGAAGGGAAGCTTTTAAATGCTTCTCTCGAGCAAATCAATCAAATGGATGTGAATGGCGAAATCAGCTTTAAATTTGCTCAATCTTGGCGGGCATTGGTCACAAGTCCAAAAGCGGTCGATCAAAACATGCTCGATGATGACGAAAAGCTATTTTATAAGCACGTTGCTGATATTTTGGGCTCCCCGGACAAAGAAAAAGTCAATGCCAAGATCACCGAAGTCATGGACGACAGCGCAAACGGCAGGCTTTCACGTGAAAATTTGACCTTGCTTTTAAAGGCATCATTGGAACAGGGACGCGGATCATCCGAGAAAAGCACAAAGACCAAGGGCGTATTGGAAAGCTTTTCTTCTTGGGTTGGTTCATCGCTTCGTGGTGACAAGAAGAAGCCGGCAATCGAAGGCGGCCGAGCAATTATTGAAGCTCATATTCAGGGGCAAGATACGCGCGCGGCGGCCGATAATGCCATGAAAGCGGCAATCGTAGGCGAACACCCGGAAGCCGCAATGCAGACCGACATCCCGAATATGGTTGTCGGCCCGGATAGCAACGTAAGATTTGTTTTTCCGCGCGAAACAAACGTCACACCGCGTCGGATATACAATTCAGCAACCGGCAAGCTTGAAGTAAATCAGCAAGTTAATCAGGGTGCGTATAAAAAATGAATAATGTCTTAGTGAAATCCACAAATGAAGTCATCGGATTCGAAGATAGTGTCTCTATCGACGAAATTCAAAAGATTATCAGCAACGATCAGAACGGGACGATCTCGGCATATAAGCCGTCATTCTATGACCGCGCTTTTCGTGAACCGATGCGAAAGCTTGGCGCGGATTTTGCGCAACCAAAATTTATCTCGGAGCCGCCCAAGAGCTTCGAGGAAATCATAAAACCACTCAAAACGGCCGGGTGGAACCTTCTCGCAGGCGTTGAAAGCGGAACAATCGCTTTAAATAAAGTTTTCATGCTCGATAAAATACCGGCGATTAAGGCTTCGCTCGATCAATCTCAAAAGGGGATCGATGTCATCAATGAAATGAGCAAGACCGAAAACAAGAGCGCGGCTTTTGCAAATCAATTCATGGCGCAGATCGGCGCATTTGTCCCCACGCTACCTTCAGACATGGCTTTAGGTGGAATCACAAGGACGACGTTATTGACAAGATTCCCGGCCGCCTTACAGCCGTATTTGAGTAGAATCCCGGATTTTGCGATAGGGATGGGCGAGAAGGCTTTTGTCAGCGAAGCGCAAAAAGGCGAGTCAGTTGCGAAGCCTTTTGAATCGGGCGCAGAATCAATGGCAATCGGGACGCTCTTTGGTGTCGCCAACACAATCCCGCGAATGACCGCGCTTGGTGTTGCTGAAGCAAATTATAACGCAATCAAAGAAAATCGATTGGCAAGTGGCGAAGAAATGCTAACCGGCGCGGCAAATGGTGCGGCTTTCGGCATCGTATTTAAAGCAGTAGAACACCTTCATTCTATCGGGGACAATTCCGCGATTGAGCCGTATTATCAGCGCATGGCAAGCGCAATGGAAAAAGGCGACATCGTTGGGCTTAAAAAAGAATATGATTCAATGCTTTCAAGCGACACTTTATCGAAAAAGCAAAAAGTTGATCTAAAGGAAGTATTTGATAGCTCGGTCAAGGGATATTCCGAGACGCACAATAAAGATTTTCAGCTTTTAATGAGCCTTTCGTCGGCAAGCCATATTTTAAAGCTCACTGGCGATCAGCCGGCCGTCCGCGAAGGAATGCTTTCGCAAGTCCAAAGCCTTGTCACCGGCTACCTAAAATCCAAAACTCCGAACATGGCAAATTCGACCGCTATTCAGGCTTCAAAAGAATTGATCGAGATCGAAGCGCAAAGAGTCGTATCGGAGCCTTTAGGCGAAAGCATTACGAAGATTTTATCTCGCGGCGATGATGTCCGTAACCGGGCGAACAAAGGGAAAATGTCCGAGCCCGAGATTAAACAGCAATTCAATGACCCGAACGCCGTAGAAACGCTTGATTACTTAGCGCAATATATGTCCCCAAAGGCGGTCGCTTCGATGTCAGGTCAAGAACGCCTTCAAATGGCAAACGGCCCTTGGCAGAATCTGCGGGATTATGAAGCAAATTTTCAAGTAAGACAGGCGGCTCGCCAAGAAGAAGCAATCGCTCGGGCAACACGCGAGCAAGAATCTTTAAGAAAATCGGCCGCCGATCGCGCCGCTGACGAAGTTCAAGTTGCAAACGCTGAAGGCGAAGGCATGATTACGCGCCAACCGTCAGACTTGCAGATCGTTTTGAGCTCACCGGCCGCAACGTCAAAACTCGTTGAGAACATCGCCAAGGCCGTAATCGAGCAACCGAAGGCAAAAGAGCAGGCAAAAAGCGAGATCGTTAAGCCAAGCGAAGATTTGCAGGGGAAACCGGGCATTGTAGAGAAGATTTCAGAGCCCAAAACGCTTGAAGAATTCCAGACTGTTATCCGAAGCGGAAACAAGAAGATCAATTTGACCGAAGAAGCGGTCGGATTCGGGGAAAGAAATAAAAACACGCCCGGAATCGTTGAACAGTTGACGGCGGCCCGCAAGGAAGCACAAAAACGCGCTGACGATAGCGGAAACGCTCAAGCTCAGACTGAAGCACAGCTTTTCAATGAAGCGATCAAGGGGGCGGAAGGAAAATTAACCGTTCAGGGGATTCGTGATACTCGCGCAAAATACTTATCCACAGGAAAGCCACAGACAGTTAATATCTCCCCGGTTGAAGGCGTAGGAGAAACGAAAACGCGCGGATTGTCGCAAGGTGTTGAGGAGAAAGCGATCGCCAAGAAATTGACTGAAAATTTTGGTGATTTGCCGCAATACAAAAGTGTTTCTATGGAAGATCAGGCGGCTCGAGCAAACGATCTTTTAATAAAAGACCCGGCGAAAGCAAAGCGAATCGCGATGGGTCAAGAAATTCCACCTGAAGGATTGTTGCCTGAAAGCGTCTTTGTCGCCTTAGAAAACAAAGCGATAGCGCAGGGCGACGTCGCAACATTGCGCGACCTTGCCACAGCTTCCGGGCTGACCGCAGAAGCGACGACGATGGGGCAAAGACTTAGGACATTAGCCGAGCGTGAGCCCGATTCTCCCGTTTCAGCGATCATGGAAGTTGCCAAGGCCCGCGAGGATGCGGCGGTCAAAAAGACTAAAACCAAGGATATTAAAAAAGCCAAGGAGAAAATCGTCAATGAAGTTAAATCTGAAATTAAGAAAACCGCCCCGACGAAAAAGGATTGGGACTCTTTCATCCGGGGCTTGGAATGTTGAAAAAATGGGAGATAATTAGTGTTTTGTCTAAATAAAAATTTAACATCAGATTTCATGAAGAAGCTCAAGAGTGGCGAAATCGACCCGGCAAAATTAGTCGAAATGACGTCACAGGAACGCCGTGACTTCTTTTCGAAATTCCTCGGGGAAGAAAATGCCCGTCAGGTCAATGCGCTTTTTGAAAGCAAATTGCTTTTAAAGAATCAACAGCAGGGAATCATCACATGGGCGAAGAAGGTCGCCGGCATCACGAAAGAAGCCGAGAAAGACATTCTCTCCCGGGTTGATCGCATGACTGAAGTTCTTCAGCCGAAAGACATGGACAAATTTCTGGAAGATTTGGCCGCGCAGAAATTGGGCGTCGGCGTGACAATGCAAGAAGCCGGCAAGATCGCAGAGCTCGCAAAGTCAGCGTCAACCAAGAAAGAATCGATCCCGGAAAGTGCTTCGATCGGAAGTGATGTTCGTCTTGCATACGGCCGAGCCCGGGTTGCGTTCGATAACTATGTCAGCGAATTAAAAGCAAACGTGAAAAAGCCGATCACGGTCGGCGGCGCAATATCAGGAACCGCCGGGCTTGCGAAATCTTTGAAAGCGTCGCTTGATAATAGCGTTATCGGTCGCCAAGGCCTGAAAGTATTATTCACGAATCCTAAAATATGGGCCAAGAATTCCGCGCAAACGTTTGTCGATATTTTTAACACATATAAAGGCCGTGAAGTCATCGACGAAGTGAAAGCCGACGTTTTGTCACGTCCGAATGCGATCAATGGACTCTATAAAAAAGAAAAGCTTGCCGTAGGCGTCACCGAAGAAGCTTTCCCGACGGCTTTGCCTGAAAAAATCCCGTATCTTGGAAGATTATTCAAGGGATCGCAGGCCGCTTTTACCGCTTTCCAATATCGTACAAGAGCAGATGTCTTTGACAAATATGTCGAGATCGCCAAGAAGTCGGGCGGCGACATTGAAGGCATTGGATTACTCGCTAATTCTCTGACAGGGCGCGGAAACATCGGGCCTTTGGAACCTTCCGCGCAGGCGGTTAATAATATTTTCTTTTCTCCGCGTTTGCTTAAAAGCAATATTGACGCTTTAACCGGCCACGTTGCCGATTACGGAAAAATGGGGACGTTCGCAAAGAAGCAGGCGGCAATCAATACGCTTAAAATTATCACCGGCGTCGCAACAATCTTGGCAATCGCAAAAGCGATCGACCCGGACAGCGTTGACTTCGATCCTCGCGGCGCAAACTTCGGAAAGATCCGCGTCAATGATACCCGTTTTGATGTCAGTGGCGGCATGTCCGCAATTGTTATTCTCGCTTCACGTTTAGCGACGCAATCTTCAAAAAGTAGCGTCACAAATAAAGTGACAAAATTGAATTCCGGGAAATTTGGCGCAAAGTCCGGGACGGATGTCATTTATAACTTTTTTGAAAACAAGTTGTCGCCTGCGGCGGCAGTTCTAAAAGACCTTTTGAAAGGTAGCGACTTCTCCGGGAATAAGCCAACGCTCATGAATGAAGCGAAGAATCTTTTGCTACCGCTTCCGATTAATACTTTTATCGAATTACAAAGCAACCCAAATTCAGCAAATATCATCGTCGCCATGATCGCCGACGCTTTAGGGATTTCTGTCAATACGTACTCGGGAAAAACAAAGAAAGATTAAAGGAGATTTAAAATGACGCTATCAAGTTCAGTGAATAAGGTTATTTATACCGGGAACGGCTCGACGGCAACTTATGCCTACACATTCAAAATACTTGACGAAGAAGATTTGATCGTCACTCGGGTCGTGATTGCGACGGGAGTTGAAACGGATCAGGTTTTGACGACCGACTACACAGTCACCGGCGTAGGGAATCCGAGCGGCGGGAATGTTATTTTAGTCGCCGGGAATCTTCCGTCGACGCAGAAGCTTGTCGTTCGCCGCGTTGTCGACATGATTCAAGAAGTCGATTATGTCGAGAACGATCCTTTCCCTGCGGAAACACACGAAGAAGCCCTCGATCGCTTAACGATGATGTGCCAACAATTACAGGAACAAGTCGACCGTAGTGTTCAAGTTGGATTGACTGGAACAGTTCAAACCGCTGAAGAATTATCGGCGGCAATCGCGGACGCGCAAGCGGCGGCAACAGCGGCGGCGGCAAGTGCATCATCGGCGTCATCTTCGGCGTCATCGGCTTCAAGCTCCGCAAGTACAGCGACGACACAGGCCGGCAATGCGGCAACAAGCGCGGCGGCGGCATCAGCGAGCGCGGCGGCGGCGGCATCAGCGGCGGCATTATCCGGGCTAGGGACTCGCACGACGGGTTATTCAACGAATACGGCATATCTTGCGGCGACCGATCTTTTTGTCATGGCAATTGGTTCTTTCGGCTCCGGGACAAAAGGGGCTTCGAGCATTGACGGAATCGCAGATTCAAACGCGAGTCCTTCGACCCGCAGGGCTTACGTAGAGAACTCGACAAATGGATATTACGGATCAATATGTTTCCCCGTTAAAAAGGGCGAGTATTGGAAAGTCGAATATACCAATATGGGGAATGAAAGCATTCAAACCATCACACTTGGAACCTAAGAAGGGGGATTAAAAATGTTCAAAAGAAAAGAAGCAAAACTGATTCAGGTATTCGCGATGATCGTCTTTCTTGCGGTCGTCACGGTGAGCGTCAAGGCGTTCGCAAAATATGAATCATCGTCGGAAGATGCCGAAAGCGTTGTCGCTTATGGGAAATACGGTGACACCGTTGTCCCGCTAAAAGTGACATCAGACGGAAGTCTTGAGATCGAAGGCGGCGGATCTTTTAGTGGAGAGATGACCGGGCCATTCACTCAACTGACTTCTTGCCCGGCTGACATCGTTGCATATATGGCTGCGCTTGCCGAAGACACGCGCGTCCAGTTTCCTTCGGGATGTTCATATACCCTCACGACAGCTTCAACAGTTGAAATCCCAAGCGGGGTTTGGGTTGACTTTTCAGATACATTGTTCAATAGAACGGCAACCGCCGCCGCGATTATAACGGCAACGACGAAAGACGTAACGAAAAGTATTCATATTAGCAATGTGCGTTGCACCGGGGCATTTGCAACTTCATGTATCAGTATCAATCAAAACGCCGGTACGGTAGGGTCAGAGAATGCGTTTGTGCTAAGAAATATTAACTTTGATTTTACTCCCGACGCATCAATGACAACTGTTTACGGGTTTGTTATTAACGATTCAGGTTACGTGATCGACGGAGTACGTGGAAAAATCCTAACGTCTTCGGCCACAACAAGCGCATGGGGTATTCGTACTCCAATGAACTCAACTGCGGAAGCAGACACCACAGGATCGATCAATGATTGGAATGTTAGAGTTGACTGCCAATCCTACGCTCCGACTTTTTGTAGAGGTCTTGATGTTGCCTATCAGAACGCATCGGCAGGGGGAAGTTTATTTAATACGTATGCAAAAGTGAGTAACTTTTATAGCTATGCTCACTCCGGTGGTGCGACCGGAACAGGGGAAGCCTGTAAGGTTACCAATGACTCCGGACATGGAACTGTAAACGAAACCTGGTGGTCTAACGGGGTATGCGATGGGGTATCGTCTGACTTCCGCGATGGTTCAGGATTTGGTGATCCCGTCATTGCTCATATTGACAACGTGCAATTTACGAATGGGAAGTATACGTTAAAATCAACCGGGACATATACGTTAAAAGGTTCGTCGGGAAAAACAAGCAACTTTTGGACAATTAGCTCAAATTCTACTAGCTCAATTGACTCGCAGGGTTACATAGCTACTTTCATTGCCTATATTGTTGCCGCAAATGATCGTGTTTATTTTCCACCGTCAATGCAGTTTAACGCTTCGCTTTCAATAACAAAGTCGGTACATTTAATCGGCGGCGGAACCGATGGATGCACTCACATATCAACCTACGGCGGAGCAAACACGCAACTCTTTAATATTACGGCAGACAATGTTTCTTTAGAGAATTTCTGTCTTAATATTGCACAGGATTGGGATGGGATTCGTGTTGATGGGACAGCGGGAACCGCATTAACCAGTGTGAATCTTAAAAATATTAAGGTTTCAAAACCGGCGGCAAGCGGTAGCACGACAGCGATCATCTATCTTGATGCTTCCGGGGTAATTGATAACCCTAAAATAAACTTAGTTTGCACGACGGGAACATGCGAAGGGATAAGCTACACCAACGCATCAACTCAAGATGCCGTCGCTACCCTTGCAGTATACAATCCAAATATTGTCTTGACGGCTACAAGTGGAGCAACGACAGCAATTGAAAGCGTTGACTCCGGGTCATCATACTCGGCAACGACAAGTATCTTCGGTGGTTATTACTCAAGCACACGAAGCACTGGGACATCTTATGGTGTTTCTTCAAGTGGAACAAATTCATTAGTCTACGTTTATGGATTGCGTGGTGCCGCTTCTGACATTGATATTCTTCAATTGTCGGGTGGTACAGCCTCAAATAATAGCACCCCAATGATTTCACCTTATTTAATTGCTGGTTCTGGCCCTTCGGCTTCGGGAGTATCTTCATTCGCCGGGGGGATTAACGTGCCAAGCGGTCAACAGATAGATTCAAACGGTGAACGTGTTAATTATCCGCTATCTGTTTACGCATCAGGAACGGTTTACGCATTGACAAACACCTCTGCGCTCGTAGATTTCGGAACGACAGACCCAATTTTAACAGTTGACAAGCCGGGGACTTATTGGGTCAGCGCAAGAGCGCAGTTAAAATATAATGCAACAGTTTTTGCCGCAAATCAAACGGCTACATGCAAGATACGAAGGACAAACAACACCGCCGCAGATTTAACCAACGCAACACGAACGGTTGATTTAAGAATCGTTGCAACGGTTACAGATAACGCGGGGTTAGTTGAAATTCCCGAGACACTATACACGACATCAAACTACGACGATCATATTCAACTTTGGTGCTCTATTTCTTCCGCTACTGGTGGCGGAAGCGTTGACGTTGTATCTGCTGAAATTATCGCTAAAAGACAATTTTAAGGAGATCTAAAAACATGAAAAAAATAATCTTATCGATATTAATCTTGCTCGGAATTTGTTCGCCGTCCTTTGCGCTAGAGTCCGTTTATTCTTTCGGAACGGTTGCCACGGCGGTGACAGCTAACCACTATATTGCATTAAACTCAAACAGCGCATCGGATGCAAGTATTGCTAAAAGGCGGCTTGTGGTGGCCGCTCCGATGACATTGAGCAATCTAAATATTAAAATGACAGCAGGCCCCGGCGTCGGGACAACGATAAATTATACCCTTTACGTCAACGGGTCAGCAAGCACGCTTGTTGCGGCGTGTTCTGAAGCGGTGGCAACGTGTAGCGACTCGACACACTCCGTATCGGTTGTTCGCGGTGACGTCATAGTATTAAGAGCTGAAACCGGGGCGGGTGCTCCGACATATACAACAGTTGTCGGCTACTTAAAGAAAAGCGTTCCAAATACTAACAGAGATGACCCAATCGGGGGCTCAAATACAGCTACCATTTTATCGGCAGGAACCACGAACTATACATCACTATTTACTGCTAATGTGAATGCCTCTGAAGGGGTGAGTCCTCTCCCTATTGGTGGAAAAGTCTCAAAATTCATTGTGTCGCTTGATGGTGCGCCGGGAACAGCCGCATCGGGGAAGTCTTACACCGTAACTCTAAGGAAAAATCAGGTTGATACCAATGTATCATGTGTAATATTAGATACCGCGACGACATGTGAAGATAACATAAATTATGCTTCATACTCAGCGCAAGATAATCTATCTGTGAAAGTTGTCCCTAGTGGAACTCCAAGCGCAAGGTATATTACTGTCGGAGCAGTTTTCTCGTCGGAAACTTCTGGATATTTTTTGCTTTCATCCGGAGCAAGTAGCCCTTCAACTTCAGCTACTCACTATGGGCCGATCACTGGCGCATCAGCGTCAACATCTTCAACTAGCACAAATAATCAACTATTACCGGGGGGAATGTATCTTGTTGCCTACACCGG